TTTGTTTTTGTTTTAAAGGAATCACTTCCGCTGATGGATCTCTACGTTTTATGGAGTGTTCGCACACCTGGTATGCTATATCTTCTCGGCTATCGTGTCCTACGTAAATCTTCATGTACTATTTCGTGTATTTGTTTCCAATTATTTACACGTATGACATCAGGGTGTTGAAAATCACGGTTATATGGGTGGTCTATTAAAATAGGACGCACACCATATTCAAGTCCAGTAAGAGCATTTTTTGGTTTATCCTCAATAAAATATAAACCTGTATTATGAAATTCAGCTAATACTTGATCCTTGTCCTGTCCCGTATCAAGGATATGATAGTTTTTAAAAATATGATCGCCAAACAATTCTCCCAGGCGTTTTTTTCTTAATTGTTGTGCTGGTATATCTGAAGTTTGAGATGTAATTGGTATAAATGTCCAGCCTTCGGCAGCCAATAATTTTACCCATGTTTGTGATTCTGGCATAGGACTTTGTGTACCCATCCATGCACTTTTGTTAAATTCTCTTATTTCTTTTCTTATTTCAAATACAGACAAACCGAATCTTTCGGCCATTTCGTAAGTATTTTGTTTATCCGGCAAAAGTTTGTAAGGATATATGCGTTGCTGTTTGTCATCATAGTAGCTTCTTTGTAACATCCATTCAGTAAAGTGATGTTCCCATTCGAGAAGCACTCCGTCAACATCCGTTAGTATAATTCTATCTGATATCGGCATCTTCCATACCAGCTACTCTTAACTTAACAATATTTGTTATCTGCCATTGTTTTTGATCTAGTCCTTTTGTTATACCTAACCACTGATTTCTTAAAAGTGCAAATTCATTAATTATTTTTTCCATGTCTACAACGTCTTGCTCACCATCTACATATTTTTCTGCGTCTCTGCTAGATAAAGCTCTGTTGTAGTTTTCTAAAAATTTTTTAAATGACTTGGATCTTGTTCTACGTAGTTCGATGTTTAAATAATTTAAGATAGCTTCAATCTGTTGTAATTGATTGAATCTCTGTTCAACAACTCCTGGAAGTGCTGCTGACGCTTTTTCGAGATTGCCGTATATACGTATTTCTTTTTTGGCATTCTGAAGTTCTGTATCAAAATGTGTAATACAATCTGGAATCTTGTCTAGGTTTCTACTTACTTCGCTGTACCAATTAATTGTCTTCATATCGATCGCTATAATCCTCTTCGTCGTCCTCGTATTCCTCAAAAACTGTGTTGACTGCTTCTTCTAATTTTGGATCATATTCACCAATTGCTTTGATCTCATCGTGTTCAACGCCGATGTCGTCTAAACATTTAACAAAATCAATAGCTGCGTCAGCCTTTTGTTTTTCTGGAATAAAATGAACAACTGCGTTCCATAAACGTTCAATATCTTCCTGGGTCATTTCTACCATTATTCTTCCTTAGGTTGGTCTATGCTTAATTTATCAAAATCTTGCATTAGCATATCTAATTTATCTCCAACCCAGGCTTTTCTGAACTCTAGGTGTTCTTTTCCTGCTGAATCAATGTATTTTAGTCTATTTCCTGTTTGAACTAGTATGCCTTTTTTCTCAAACAAGTCTACTAATCCACTGTATGGATCCATACCTGTATCGTATGGTATTTTAACTTGCACAGACTCAAATGGTTTAGCATATCTTGTTTTCATTACCTTACATGCTGCTCTTATCCCTCGAACATCCGATATTTTGTTGCCTTTTTCGTCCTCTTTTAATTTTAGTTTCTTCATTGCAATTACAATTGAACTTGCGTATATGAAACCTTGTCCACCTGATATTTTATCATCTGGGTCAAACATATCTTGTGATGCATACGTATGGTTAGTTGCTATCAGTCCAACATTCCAGCTTCCAAACATGTTTACACAGTTTCTTACGAGAGCAGTCAAAGCCTTAGGCTTTCTACCCAAGTCACCTTTCATTTCACCTTTTTCAAACTGATCAACATCAGTTGGTGTTAGTAACATACCTAAACTATCTATTACAAAAAGCACTTTTGGAGCACCTTCTTTGTTGTCTGCGTGTTGTTCTTTGTAACCTTTCATGAATTCTGATACAGTCTTTGCAACGTCATCAATCATGGATAAACTTAATTTCAAAAGTTTTTCTTCCGATGTGTCAACTTTTAAGGCTTGTAACCATTGTTCATCAAGTGCGTTTTCTGAATCAATTAATATTACAAATATACCTTGATCTTGTGCATTTTTAATAATGTTGCCTGATGCTATGTAACTTTTACCTGCACCAGACTCACCGGCAAGCACTGATACCTTGCCTAGGGGAATACCTTTATTGAAATCTCCAGATATCAAATAATTTAGTGCATAATTTCCTGTTGATATCCAGTCTGTAGGATCATTGAATCCAATTCCTAATCCTTGAATTGATTTTGTAATACTTTTCCTAAATTTTGTTGCGTCAAATACTTTTGTCATATGTTTCCTTATTATAATACACAAGGCCTTAACTGTCAATAATTAAGGCCTTGGTAAATGTCAGATTATTTTGCTTGTCTTGATCTTATTAACTTCAAAATGTCTTCTGCTCTTTTAGCACTATCTGTGCTTGGTTGTACTGGAGCAGTAGTTTCTGCTGCTGGTTTTTCATTTTCATGTGAGTGCGGTTTGTCACCATCTGCATGGCTATGTGTAGTGCCATCATCATGAGTATGCTCAACTGTTGCAGGCTTTTCTGTTTGTGGTAAACTTACTTGACTTGCTTGTACTCCAGCTGGTCTAAAGTATTGTCCATACTTCTCAAGATCATAAGCCTCTCCGTCTACAGATTTTTCAAATAACTCTTTGATTATTTTTACTTCTGCTTCTGTTGGCTCTTTTGGTCTAAAGTCACCAAGATTGTGTAAACCAAACTTGTCTACAGCACTTCTTTCTGCTTCGTCAAGTGCTCTTTCTCTTCTTGACCATTTTGATGTTGAGTAGTCAGCATATCCACCTTTTGTAGTTTTGTTAATTCTAAAATCAACACCTCTTACACTGTCAGTTGGCAATTCTTCCATTTCTGGATCAAGTAATGCTGCTCTAATAATGTTAAAGATTTGAGGACCAATTATAAATCTTCTAATTGGATTCTCTGGTGTTGTGTCCTCACTCAAAGGATTTGTAACAACAAAACCTTGGAAAATATAACTTTTCTTTTTCCAATATTTTCTTCCCATGTCTTCCATGCTTTTGTCTTTGAACCATGGTCTAACCTCAGTTAGTACTGGACATGTTTTTCCATACATTTCCATACAAGGAACTTGCACAGTAACTGGTCTTGAGTCAGTTTGACCTTTTATACCTGCAAATGGTAGTTTGATCATGTTTCTTTCAGTCCAGAAAAATGTGTTGTTTGTATCCTTATCTGGCAAAAATCTAACGACTGCTTCTGAGCCTTCAGATATATTCCAGTGTGGATAAATGGCGTTGTCTCCGCCTGTTGATGAAGTCGAGCGATTAACTTCTTGTGATTTTAACTTCGCTCTTATTTCAGCCAATGTAGCCATAATGTAAGCCTCCTATGTTGCCTATGTTTGTGCCTAATATATTAAGCATTTGCTATAATATACAACTATATTTATCTAAAGTCTACTACTATTATTGGTAAAATGAAAGTGATTTAATTCTGTCTAATTCTGGATTAGATTCTTTCACTGGATTTTTAAGTTTGTCAAAATTCTTTGCTAGGTATTGCATTGCTTCTTTAGCATCACCTGTTTTGAAAACTTCTTTGCCGTCTTTGTCAAGGACAGCATTTACTGTTTTGCCGTCATCACCTTTGTACATTGACACATAAGGTTTGATATCTTCAAAAGTAACTTGCTCACCTGCAAACGCTGGTTCTTCTTTTGTTAATTCTGCTTTACGTTTCATTAGTTCTTTCTGTAACTCTGGATCTTTTGATGTATTTTTATCCATTTGTATATCTTGTAAAGCTTTTAATTTTGCTTTTTTATCATCTAAATCTTTATCAAAAGGATTCAAAGGATTATTTCTTGTGTCTGGAAACTCATCTTCAGCTGCTTTGGATACTGCCATTGGTTTCATTGTTGCCAGGTAGCCTTCTTGATCGCCGTATACCTTTTTAAATGTTTCTGGATCATGATCAGCTAATTTTTTCATTACAAACTCTCTTGGTGAAGTGTCTTGCTTGTAAAGATATTTTCCAAACTCTTCTAAGTCACCTGCATCCAGCAAGTCTGCGGATTTTTTGAACACCTCAGCGTCCATTGACTCTGGATCATCCATACCTGCTTTTCTAATAATTCTGGAAGCTAGTGTAGATCCTTTATCTTCTTCAACCTTATCAATATTTTCTACCCAAGACTCAAATTGTTCAGTTTCTTTTGCTTTTCCTTTAATATCCTTTTTAGGATTATAATCTGCAGGATCCATTCTTATTTCATCAGCAAATTTAGGATCATTTTGCATTTTTTTGTAATCGTCAATATATCTTTTTGCTAATTGTATTGCAATTTTTTTATTTTTGATATAATCAGGTGTTGGTTTAAATGCAGCTGATTTTTCTTGATCTAGGCCGTCTGCAACTCTCGATGCAAAATTCGCTATTCTATCTTCTTCGCCTGTTTTGGTCAACATCCTTTCTGCAATGTCTGACATAATAGAACTTAACATTGTGTTTTTGTCTTTGAATTTTGTTGCAGTAAGCAATTTATCTGCGGATGGATCTTTTCTTAACACTAGTTTATTTTCTGGATCAGTCAAGAAACTTGTTACAATGCCACCATGATCCACTGGTGGTTCAATAGGAGCATCAATTGGCTCATCTCCTGGCTCTAATTCTGCTACTGGTTGTTCTTCTTCAACAGGCTTTTCTATTTCACTCATAATTCTATGAATAATTGGAAGTGCATCTTCAACTCTTGAATCTAAATTTTTCATCGTAAATTTGTCTTTGTAAGTGTTTGCAGTTTCATCATCTAGTACAACTTCGTCTGCTGTTTTAAAATCCTTTGATGCTGTGTCGTAGTGTCCTTGTTTTGATAAATTTCTCATGTATTCTCTTAAATTTTCTAATTTTAATTTTGTTTGTTCAATTATGTCGCCTGCATTATCATTTAATTGATCTTTATTAGAAACAAATCTTGAGAATGAATTTAATTTGGCAATGTCTTCCGATGTTTGTATAATATGTTGACCAAATTCATCATGTGGTCTACCACCATTTGCCACATGTCTGGTCATTGCTCTAGCACCCGCTAGATGAGTCAATGGATATTTGAATCTTTCACCATCTTCATTTTCAATGTATAATGATTGTATCTGTCTTGATCTTGCACCAGGAACGTTTTCATCAACTGATCCTGTGTGTCTAATAATAAGTCTTGTTTTATCTAAGTTTTCGTATGAACGTCTTGCTGTACCCGTTAGGCCTTCGTTCACTCCTGCTAATTCTGTTATTCTTGCTAGTTCTTCTGACATCTCATCAGTATTTACCGTTTTGTTCGTATCTGCAATATTTTGATAATCCTGTTTTGTTAGGTTTGATTTAGTAATATCTCTTACGTCAAAACGCAAACTGTGTTCTACAGCAAAATCCTTCATTTCTTTCAAAAACGCATACCATTCATCTTTACTGTCCTCATCAATTTTGTCTACCAAATCACGGTTGTAGAATACTTTCATGTTTTCACCATCAGCTATACTAACGCTAACAGAGCCAAAAGTGTCAGAATCTGGTTGGAATTCAAATTCAAAGAAAACAGCTTGGCTTGGATCGGCTGTCGCTCCACCACTTTTGTCACCTATTTTAATATTAGAAAACTGTGATCTAATTTTGTTGAATAAGTCTTGTGATGTTTTTGGATTCATATAGTGTATTTATTATCCGTAGAAGTTTCCAAATATAGGCATTGGTGTGGTCATTTCACTTGATCTATCTGTCCATTTCTCGAATATTTTAGGGTCAAAATCAGCTAAAACTTTCATCATTCGTGTCATTAGTAAGCAAGAGCTAACTAAATCATCATGCTGTCCTGGTTTTGCCTTGTAGCTTAGGCCTGTGGCTACAAAATCCTTCATTTCACTGATCAATAGCTGTGAATTTATTTTCATTTTGCCACCTTCTACTAGTTCCTTAAATTTAGTGCATGCATCTATCTTATGTTTAGCTGTTGTATTGAAGCCTCTTCTAAATTTACGCCTGTGTCCTTTTCTTATAGGCTCGCTAAGAAACATACCCATTATGTTTTCTTCTCCAATATCCATTACCCTCATAAGTGCGGCTTCGCCAATTGTATTGTTTTCCATTGAATAAAAAATTTGTGGTGATGCACTAGAATCTTTTTCAATAATAGAATCATGAATATGTTTATTAATACCTTGCAATATTCGCACTTGTTGATTCATAGGTGTCATGTTATGATGCCATTCTCCCACTTGTTCAAATGTTGGTAGTTCAAATACTTGTATTGCAGCATAGTCACCACCTGTACCCATACTTGGATCAAGGCTAGTGAGATATGTATGACCAGGAGTAGGACGTTTGAACCAACGCACCTGTCCTGTGGTTTCGACCGGCGCAACTCCCTCCATATCTGCAAGCACTAAACTTGATATTAATGTTTCATCAAATATTAAAAATTCACACTCATGCTCTCTTCTAAATCTTTCTTCACCAATTCTTGATCTTTCTGTCTCAGCCCATGCTTCATCTCTGTCAGGATGTTCTGACCAATGAGCTTTCATGGCATAAAAGCCATTAGTACCTACTGTTTTGTCATTACCATATTCGTCAAATCTTTTATTTGCTTCTTTCCAAATCATTGCAAATTGATCTTCGTCACTATTTGGTGTGGACGTAATTAAACACTTACCTCCGGTTGATAGTGTTGGTGATAGTGATGTCCAAAACTCTTTGGCTTTTTCAGGTGGTTGAACAAATGCAAACTCATCACAGTATATCATTGTTAAGGACATACCTCTACCTGTGTTTTCTGTTGTGGTAGTTGCCATTATTTTTGAGCCGTTGTCAAATTCAATGCTGTTTCTATTGTATTGTGTTACACCTGCTTTAATCCAACTTGGCAACATTTCATATGCATATCTTACTCTTGACATGATATCAGATGCACCTGCATATTTGTGGGCCGCAATCAAGATTTGTGAGTCTGGTTTAAACATGGCATACCATATAAGATATCCTGATGCACACGTAGTTTTTCCTGTTTGTCTAGGCAACATTGAAATACTAAATCTATGGCTGTTGTAAGCCTCAATTAATCGTCTTTGATATGGATAAGGTTGAAAAGGCAATTCTCCTTTTGTTGGATGTTGTATCTTCATGAAAGTCTCCATAAAGTACAATGGACCTGTTTTTGGATCCATACACTTTTCTAATTGTATAACTTGTTCTTTGGTATACTTGTGTCTTTTATGCGCCTTTTTAATTTGGTCGCTATCTAATGATACATACGCCATAGTGTATTATTTAATGGGATAAGTGTCTTAGGAAAAGTAACTTATTTGTCTTTACGGCTAGCCATTGCTTTTTTAATTGCAATGTCTCTAGACTTCAAATAATCTTTTGAATCTATATCACCGTCTTTATCGTGATCTGTGCCTTGCTTTTCAGCAACTTTAGCTGCATCTTGATAAGACTGTTTGAAACTCTCGTATTGTGTTCTTAAACTTGTAGCCAATTCTTGTTCTGTGATCTTGTCTTCAACAGCCATTGGGTTATCTCCAGGATGTTCTTTTCTAAATTGTTGTTTTTGTCTGTTTAAGCCACCTGATTGTACATTAACTAAATTGTCAGTGTCTAAAGTTTTTGGCAAATCTCTTTCAGCTGCTTTTTCTGAATTTGCAAAATTTTCTTCAGCTTTTTCCATGTCTGGCTTCATGACCATTTGCTTATACATGCTCATTTCATCACCTGGAGTATCCATTTGCTTATTCAATCCACCTGGATCCATTTGTGAACCGTGTTCTGGCTCCATTTCAGGTTTGTCCATACCCATCATTTTTGCATCAACAGGTTGTAGTCCCGCCATTTTTAAAATTTGCATCAACATACTAGCCTCTTGTGGAGAGTCAGTTGTGATGTGCATATCTTCTTTTACGTCTTTTTTATCTTTTGTTTCCATGGTATTTGTATTTATATCCTCTCCTGTGTATTTTTGGTCGCCGTCGTCATCAAATTTATCATCGATCATTTTAGCCGCAGTTTCTAGTTCATAGCTCTTTGGCATAGAAGCTTTTTTTGCTTTGTCCATTAAATCTTGAATGACCATTCTTTTTGGCATTTTTAAATCACCGTCGTCATTTACATAGTCGCCAATTGCTTCTTCTGCACCAATGTTGATATCAGACATACCTTCGTTTGTATTTTTGTCATCCTTCATTGCTTGTTTTGTGGCTGTTGCATACATTACTGCATCAGCATCTTTACCGTATCTTTTTTTGAATCCTGCTTTATCTTTCTTCATACTTTTTACAATTTTTTCTCTTTTTCCCATTTCTCCTTTGGTCATAGATCTGCCTGTAGTAGTATGTTCGCCACCATGCTTTTCCGTGATCTCACGTTGAGAGATTTCATTTAACCTCTTCATTACGTCAATCATTTCCATTATCTTTTTACCTTTGGCTGTCTAAATTTGTAATGTGATGCTGGATCTGGATTGCCTTTTACTGGTGCTTTTCCTGTGTTGATTGGAGATGGAGCTGGATTTTCTTCAACCTTACTTTGTAGTTCTTGTTCAGGTTTTGGTTTTTCAGCATATTCTATATCTTTTTTGTTTTTCATCAACTCTTTTAACAAGCTCATGTTTGCTTCTGATGAATGAAATTCTTCTGCTTTTACTTTTGGCGAATCTGACATTTCTATATCTTGTAATTTATTTTTGTATTCTGAATTTTTTGCAACTTGCATTTGTTCTTGATACTCTTCTGTAGGTTCACCTGGCTTTCTCACCACGATATGTGTTTGAGGCACATTCATATAAGTGCCAATATACTCTTGCATCTCTCTCGTCGTTGCTGGATAGTTGGTAGTTACATCAAATATAGTAACTGATTCGTTACTTAGATATGGAAAGTCTAAAGGCATTGTCATAATTGGTGTTTTTTTGCCTGCTGACATTTTTGATACTTCAAATTTTTGCAGTGCAGTCTCTAATTTATTGTTAAAACCTTTATCCAGTTCGCCTGCAACTTTAATTTTGTAGTCATATGACTTTACTGATTCTGCTAGATATTCTTTAAACGTGCTCATACGCAATATTTAGTCTTTTTTAAGTAGTTTCTTCATTAAATCGTTACGATCAGATATTACAAATCCTTCGCTTTCTTCTACAGGACCCATGTCTTTATCGCCCGTTTGATCTATTTTCATTTTTTTAAGTTGTAATTCTACCATTTTAAGTTTTTTGTCAATTTTATTAGATTTTGCATCAATAGCATTTCGAAGCATGGTACTTGCAACCTCAAATATACGTCCTGAATATCGAGAGTCAACATTCATTCCTAGGTCCATTAGGTTTTTGTAGCTTTCTTCTGCCTCAACTGCTAGTTTGTCTAACTCTAAATCTGACAATTCACCAAGGCCTTTTACTTGTGGCAATGCAGCCGCAACTTTATCAAATTCTGCATAACTTTTTTGTAAATTTTTATGTGTTTCTGGATCAAGGTTTTTAGGCTTACCATTTGCTACCTCTTTACTTTCTTTTGCTTTTTCCTTAGCATCAACCTGTTTAAAGGCTTCTTTGACATTTGGTAAATTTAAAATATCTTCAAGTTTTTTTGTCATGTTTTTATTTACTTACGAGTACCGTTATGGAAAAGTTGTTCTTCTGACAACACTCTAAATCTGATTCTGTTTTGTTTGGCATAGGCATTGGCAGCTTCCCATTTGGCCATGTTTATTACTGCTTGTTTTTTCTTTGCTGTGCTTTTTCCAGCATCAACTATGCTTGTTTGAGATTTTGGTTTCACCTCAATCAACTCTGCATTCTTTCTTCCATTTTTATCTATGTATACCACAAAAAAATCAGGAACGTATACTGTGTACTTTCCTGTAAATGGGTGTCTGTAAGGAATCTTGATTGACTCACTTGCCCACTTTGCTACGTTAGGATGTTCATCGCATAAACGCATAAATGTTTGCTCCCAACTAGATCTGTAGGTTGGAGTTTTCAGACCAATATATTTTTCTGAATTTTTTGGAGTAAATTTTCCTTTGGCAAATCGAGGTAACATTAGTCTAGTATATTTCTAGACACAGTCTCCTTTGTTGTAAGAGTTTGTCTTACACCTAATCTGCTAGACTTGTATCTGTTAGCATTTAAAATAATTGTTATTAATTCAGATAATTGTGCTGGTGAGGCATAGGTCAATTGGTCTAGTATACTTTGTGGACTAACATTATCAATTTTGGCCTGAGCTAGAATTACATAGGCAGTTGATTCTGCAGAAGTTCTTCCGAAGCCACGATTGACAAAAAAGCCAATAGCAGCATCGTACTCTCCTGCATTGAATTCGTAATTTGTTTGGTATGATGTTGTTGTAAGTTCAGTAATTGTTTTTTCAAGTGCGTCTTGATCTTTTGGTGGTAAGTTCGTATAAAACTCTGTGCCGCCACCTGCTGAACCTCCGCTGTATTGTCCTGCCATTATAGGTTTGCCTTTTCTACTGTGATGTTTACATCTTGTGAATCTCTAAAAATTCTTATATAACCTTCTGTCACAAGTTTTCTGACGTTTGTAATTGTTTTACTTCGATACACTGTTTTAATAGCATCAGATGATCCTGTGTATTCTACGTCACTTTCTGCTACAGTCAATCCTTTACGTGATCCAATGTCCTTATAGTATATTCCAGCGGCAACTTGATCACGGATTGTTTCGTTTGTGTTCACCAAGTTGTAAGTTTCGTCTGCAGTCAAATATATTGCTGGATCTAAAGGAATATTGTTAAGTTGTGTCTGTAATTGGCCAGTATTGTTATCTACTGTACCTTTTGGCTGTGCCCTGTTTAATTCTTTACCAGCTTTTCCTAATGCAAAAGCTTGTATTAGTCCTAATTCAACTGGTCTATCTGTTTTAATATTTTGTATTCCTTTTTTAGTAAGGCCTTTTAGTTCGTCTTTTACATTTTGTTTTTTTACTTTTTTCAAATTATTATAGGTATTTGAAGCCCCGATTAAGGCTCCCAAAAAGTTTCCTTTCCGTGCCTCTGTAATAGCAGAAGAAATACCACCAACAATACCTCCTGGGCCAAAAATTGTATTTGATCCACGTCCAAACACCGACAACGGTGAAGGTTCATTATCGTAATTCACTTTTGCAAAACCTCTATCTTTAACCACGTCAATCGTGCCTGATTTATACAAAACAGTTTCATAGAATATTTGCATTGTGTTTGACATAATACCTGTGCCGTCGGCATGGTCAACATTGTCATGGCTGAATGATCCAATAGTTGGATTAATTAAAGTCATTGATGTAAATTCTTTTTTACGTAATACAAATATTTCTATCATTTCTAGATATGGAACGCCCCTTTTTTTAGGCGTATCCAAACCAAATTTTGTATTTTGTCTACGTTCATTATCAATAGCATTATACTGTGAATCTTTTTCTAATTTACTTTTTACGCCTTCATCACTTGTAATTAAATTTGAATCTGCTATATTGTATTCGTAATATTTTTTCCAGAATGCATTTACAATATCTGCATTATCATCATGAAAAGTAATGTTCACAGGTTCGTATTGTATTCTTGTTGCTGCATACATTTTTTTATTGTATTGAATTTTTTCTTCTAGGTTAAAGCCATACCTTGGCAGATCACAAGATTTTACCAAAGTGTTAAGTTGATATTTTTCTGCCTGACTAAATCCTTTTTCCATAAGGCCTTCATTTAATGAGAAAACTACATGAAATAAAAATTTTTGTTTAGGTGCTAATTTAAAATTATCGTCTAGAAACAGCCTTGTAGCATGTCTATAATCT